ACTGATTTGAAAATTTAACAAAATATCCATTACCACCTCTTTGTTCGCACTACCTGAACATCATCATATTCAAGTTTTGGGTATTTCTTCTCATAGAACTTGACAGAATTTGTGTTCTTTGTTCCATATAGTTCCATTGTATTAGTATCACTGTAATGGATAGCAATGAATTTGTCACCACTCCACATCAGTGTACCTTTCTCATCCAACTTTTCTTTGACTGCTTGACCTGGAATCTCCATTTCTTCCAGAAGTTGGTGACAGAGGTTCATATTGCTTGCAACTCGATATTTGAATACGATCATTTTACATCATCCCATTTTGAAATTTGCGCCAGTCAATGGCCGACTTTATGTGAAAGTTTCTAGATTGAATTTCTTTGATTGTCCGTTCAAGAAAGTCACAAATTGCTTTTTGAGTTGAGACAATCTCATTGACAAGTGATAATTTATCATCTGCTGACATGTACTTGTCAATGTCACCCTTGAGAATCTTCTCATGAACTAATCCGTGTTTAGCGTAGTATTGATCTGTCTGGCGACCTCCCCAATACTTCCAGCGTTCTAATTTAACTTTCTCTTTAAAAGCATAGAGGTCTTTCAAGTCCAGTGTTGCATCTGTAAACATGACGTTATACTTATTAAGCAATTTGGGTGTATCAAGAACAGCCCGATCAAGATCAATATCATCAATTTCCAAATCCTTCTCAGTTTGTTGTTTGATAGACTTCAGTTGATCTTTAAGTCCATCTCTCATTGATTCAAGTTCTTCTTTCACTTGTTCATTTAGCATTTTCTCTACCTGTATAAGTGTCTTCGATGATTTCACCAGATTGAGTGATCACTTTGAATGTATTATACCTCAAAGTTACGTCAATTGACAGTGCAATTGATTCACCTTGTGACGTGTAGTTGATTGATGAGATGTTTGTTGGGAAGCAATCACTATAGACAAAACGATGAAGTGGTTGATTTTGAGCATCAAGAGTCATCAATTCACAAGACCGAACCAGATTTGGGAGTTGTAATCTATCAGCATTCTTGATTGACAGCATCCATTTATACATGTCAATCCACTGAGAAAGGTCTTCACTCAATAGAATCTGTAGAACAATAGGTGATGTCTCAATCTTGTTTGATGGAATGAAGACATCTTTTGGTTGGGATCCAAATGATGTTTCCCCAAGAGTGATATCTGGTGTCTGAGCGTTCTGGACTGCGTATGTGTTGTCTCTGTTTTCTCCGACAACAAAAATATAATTTGTACTGCGTGCTGGTGATTGTTGCTTCATTGTCTTATAGAACCTTTATAAATTATAAGTAGAGTTTCCATCATTTATTTAAGGTCTCACACAATGAAAACATTCAGACAATTTCTCAAAGAGGACCAATTTCCGTTCTCAGCATTTTTTGTTGCTCGACTATCAATGCCACAAATTAAAAATATACCACACTTCATCAACTATATAAACCATCTTGGTATTAAAACAGAAGAAAAAGTCATTAGCAATATCGACAGTTATAGCCCAACTCAATTTGACTTCGACCAGGATAAAGTTGATCGAATCATAGAAGACGATGAGAAACGATCTAAGCCTATTCTAGTATCTTCCGATGGATACATATTGGATGGACATCATAGTTACCAAGCAGCATCTCAGAGTGGCTTAGCGGCAACCGTTATAGAAATCGACCTAAATATCAACAAGGCACTCAAACTTGCAATCGACTATGTAGAGTATTATGGCTGATCTCACAATCACAAAACTCAATGATGTTTGGATGAAAGTTCAATGTGCAGAAATCTATATTGAATTAGATCTACAAGATGAATTTTCATTCGAGGTCCCAGGAGCTAAATTTGATCCTCGTGTCAAGTTTGGCAAATGGGATGGCATCAAACGTTTGTACAATAGAAAGACCAAAAAGATGTATGTTGGTCTATTGTATAAGCTTCTATCCGTTTGTGAGAAAAAGCAATGGTCTACTCATATTGATCCAGACTTGATGCCTTCTTCCGATAGTCTTGATGATGAAGATCTCCAACAGTTGATTGAATTGTTTCAACCTCATAGTGATGGTAATCCAATTGATCCTTTTGACTATCAAAGAGAAGCAGTCAAATATATGCTTGGGATGGATCGGTCTACTGTTCTTGCTGCAACATCAGCCGGTAAATCATTGATGTTGTATCTTGCTGTCAGAATCTATCAGATGCTGGATGAATGTCAAGACAAAACAATCTTCATTGTTGTTCCTTCTGCATCACTTGTTGAACAACTGTATAGTGACTTTGAAGACTATTCAACATTCAAAGGATCAAAATGGTCTGTTCATAATCAATGTCAAAAAATCTCTGGAAAGTATACCAAACAAATCTACAATCAAATTATCATCACAACTTGGCAGAGCATGGTCAAGCTCCCTCATAGCATCTATGAAGACATGGGTGCAATTTTTGTTGATGAAGTTCATACAGCAAGTGCAGCATCTTTGACTTCTATTCTGGAAAGATGTACTGCCGTTCCATATCGTCATGGATTAACTGGAACATTGGACGGTTGTGACGCAAATGAGCTCGTGATTCAAGGTTTGCTTGGTCCGAAGAAACGAATTGTCAGTTCAAGAGAGATCATTGATCAAGGTCGTGCTTCTGATCTTGAAATTAGAATGACATTGTTACAACATCCAGACTCAAAGAAACAAGAACTTGCTATTGAAAAGGCAAATATTCCATCCAAGCAACGATTCCAAAAAGAAGTTGATATTGTTAATGAAATTGACTACAGAAGAGACTTCATATATGACTTGATCAAAATGATGCCTGGTAATTCATTGGTTCTGTTTGATCGTGTTGAAGGCTATGGTAAAGAATTATACGAAGCTTTCAAAGAGAAGCATGATAACACATTCTTGATCATTGGTGACACAGATTCACTTGAACGAGAAGATATCAGGAATTCTATGGAGCAACATGATGATGCTGTCATCTTCGCAAGCTACCAATGCATGCAACAAGGAGTTAGCATTAAACGGCTGCATAACTTGTTCTTGATTTCTTCATCAAAGTCTATCATTCGGATTCTCCAATCAATTGGTCGAATGATGAGAAAGCACAATTCAAAAGACAAGGCACGAATCTTTGATATTGTGGATGATTTGACATTTGATGGCCGTGAAAATTATATGTTGAAACATGCACAAGAAAGAATCCAAATGTATTCCAATGAACAGTTTGATATCAAGTTTGACCAATATGACTTGAGGTCTTACATTAATAAGAAAGAGTCAATCGATCAATATCTGTCTTGAGAGTGTCTCAGAGACGTTCTAAGAGTGTTTTAAGTGAAATGAATGGAAACATACATCTTATTTTGGAACACTCTTAGAATGAATGAGAGAACGGTTTATTTCTTTTTCTTTTTGGTGAGTGCTTCACATAACTTATCTGCTTTTTCATTTCCTTCAACGCCAGAATGACCTTTGACCCAATTAATATTCAATTCTGCATATTTGTGATAATATCTCAGAGGATAGAATTCTTCCCAGTATTCAACATTCTTTTTACCTCTGTAACTTTTCAATCTCCAATTATGAATCCATTCATTAATACCTTTCACACAATATTGAGAATCTGAATAAACATTCACAATCATTTTACTTGGATCAAAATCCATTGTTTTAACAATTGACTTTAACCATTTCAAACTGTTTATAATTCCACTCATTTCAGCAATATTACCAGTTCGATGGTCTTGATATAATAGATCAGATTCTTCGTAGATATACTCTCCATTCATTTGAACAACAAATGCCCATGCACATTTATTATCATTCTTAATATTAACAGAACCATCTGTCCAAATATCAATATAGATAAAATCTTTTTTACTATTAACAACAATTGGTTCTTTATTCTCACCAATATAATATGATTCACTATTTGAAATTAAATTTTTCCAACTTTCTATCATATTCTATTATACCCTTTAATAATATATAAAAGTTATTTTATTTTAACTTATTTTTATTTCAAAGTAAACAATTATTTTATTAACAAAATTTAATTTTATCTGGCTGTTTAAAATACGAATATAGTACATATATAGATTTAATGGGGATTAAGACTGTTTCACCTGGCTGATAACCAAACGAAACAGACATGTGGGACCAATAGTTGCTAAAGGATTAGTGTATCTATTCGGAGGCTCACGTTAAAAATAAGTGCTAGCACTGTCCCACCCTGACAACTAGCGACTGTAGCAAAGGAACTAATACTTAGCCCGACGCACACTGCATTTAGTCGAAAAGCTCATAATAATCGTAGACTATTTGTTTCAGATCACGGGTCTAAATGATCTGAGGATACCCGACAACGAGCTTAACCTGCATTTATATGTGGGGTCGGATTGGGGATGACCATAGGGGAAACCTTTGTATCTCTGTAGGTTGATTAGCCTGCTTTAGCGTAATAAGTAATTAACTTTTAGTTGCAAAATCAACTATGTTATAAGTAATTTGTATATTAATTGATAAACTAATCACTTATTGATTAATCAATTCAGATTCCTTTTAAGTTTAATTACAATCCTATATTACGCTATTGGATACAAAGGGGGATAGTTGTATCTAAAATATGAAGAAAATTGTTTACTTTTGATTGATTTCGTGTTAGAATGTTTGTATTCTATACAATAAAAGAGAGAAGGATAATAAAGTATGAAAATTTCAAAAGAAATAGATTCAATTGATGATGTTGAATTTGAAATGATTCAATCTGGTAAGTTAAAAGAAACAACTAAAGATAGTCATAACTATGTGAATAATAAAGAATTATTAGAAGAATTTATAAAATATAAAGTTATAAAAGAAAAAGATTATCAATCATTTTATCATAAACTTTTGGAAAAGTACAATATTTCTTCAGAAGATGAATTGGATCCACAAGAGTTGAAACAATTCAAAAAAGATTGGACTAGCCACAGACCACCTAAAGTATCTGATAAGATTGGTGCGGCCATTATTCAAATTGCAACTCGTCGTTGTAACTCTCGTCAGTATGTTGGGTACAGTAACAATTGGAAAGAAGAACTTGTAGCCAATGCTATCATGACTGCTTCAATCCGTTGTCACAATTTTGATCCAGAGAAAAGTTCTAATCCGTTTGCATACTTGACTCAGATTTGTGACAATGCAATCAAGGAACAAATTAAGAAAGAGAAGAAGCAGTTGTATGTCAAGTATAAGTCTATGGAAGAAACCAATGGCTTCTATGGATCTGTAGACGAGAATAATCTTGAAGAACATGAATTTGATCACCAGATTGATAGTTTGCCATCTGACCAACGTAGGAAATATATTGATGACTATGAGACAACTCATTTTCCAAAGAAGGAGAAAGGTGATAAAATGGATCAATCAGGTGGTATTACAGATTTTTTCGAGTAGGTTGATTTATGAAATATTATGCTGGAATAGGATCTAGACAAACTCCTAAGAATATACTAGAAGATATGAAAGAGATTGGGAAATCTCTTTCAAAAAAGAGGCTATACACTAAGAAGTGGTGGGGCTATTGGTGCAGATACAGCATTTGAGAAGTTTGCTAACAGTCAAGAAATTTTTACTGGGAATGAGATAGCCCCAATTTGGGCTAAGATATTTACTCAATATTTTCATCCTGTACCACATAAATTGTCTTTTGGTACTCAAAAGATGATGGATCGTAACGCAATGCAGATTTTAGGGTATGATGGTAATACACCAGTTGATTTTATTGTTTGCTGGACAAAAGATGGAAAAGCATCTGGAGGAACAGGCCAAGCAATTAGAATAGCAAATTATTTTAAAATTCCAGTTTATAATTTGTACAATATCTCAAAAGAACAGTTTATGATTCAATTTGATCTATTTTGATGTTTACATTCTTTCTGGATTGGTATACTATAAATTTAAATTAATGTGAAGAGGTAACTACATCATGGCAATGAGCAAAATATCAGACAGACAAGTTAACATCGATCCAGATGAGATCGAGTACATTATCACACAGCTCAGACTGCTCCAACAACAAACAGAGAATTGTCTAGTAAGTGAGCAAGCTGCACACCTTATCAACAACAAGTTTGACTCAATGGTAACAGTCGCAGTAGACCTAGAGCTGATACTGGATCAATACACTGAATACCCAACAAGGGCAGGGTGATGATAATCTGGAAATGAGCAGGTGGTTATTTTGATGATTCAGACTTAATGACTGATTATTTCAATTGTGCATTCTATGAAAATTACATGATTGATATTAAGGAGTAAAAAATGAAAGCTAGATTTATTGTTAAACATCTTCCATCTGGTGAAGTTTATCGTGGTGTATGGTTTAAAACTACTGAGAGTTCAATTGGAAAAAATCATGAATTTTTATATAAAATATGTGAAGAATCATGCCGGTTCAGTATGGATATTCGTAATAGTAATGGAGTTAAAGAACATATTGTTCTTCCTAAAAATATTATTAAAGAGAGCGTCTTCAGTCTTTTTGTAAAGGATGATAATCATGAACAGTGAAAAACTTTCAATTACAGCAAAACAAAATCAAAGAACTGCATTACAAGAGGATTATCAAAAACTTGTTGACATTCTTTACTCGTATCATCTAGCAGGTGGCCCGCTTCATATTGTGACAGACGATGATAATCTTGAAGATCAACACCTCGATTTTTGTCAGGCTGAGGTGTTTAAATCAAACGATGATATATGGTTAAAGAGTGTAATGTTTGCAATTCTTCATATTCTCTATGGAATTCCAGAAGATGAACGAGAAGATTTTGTTGTGGGGAATTAACGTATGATGTCGAACGCTCCTGAAACCAAAGAAGAATTCATTGATCGAATGAATGAATTGTTTGTTAATGAATGGTGCTGAAGTTGCTCTTAATGAAATTCGTCAAGTGTTGGAGAAGTATTGATGAGTTGTATTTGGTTGTGTTCTGATTGGCATCTAGGTCATAATGGAATCTCCAAAAAGTTTCGAACAGAATTTGTAAATGACGAAGAGCATGATCAATTCTTCGTTGATGCATATTGCTCTAGAGTTAAAAAGAGAGATATTGTATTTTGTTTAGGCGATATGGTTATTACCGAAAGAGGATTTGATAGTTTAAGCAAAATGCACGGTGATAAGAGAATTGTTCTCGGTAATCATGATCTGGAACGCGGATGCAAGCTGGAAGATTTTCAACAGTATTTTACACAAATACATGGTGTTTTAAAATATAAAGAATTTTGGATGACACATTTCCCCATCCACACGAATGAATTGTATGGAAAATATAATCTTCATGGACATGTTCATAATAATACAATAGATGACGATAGATATATAAACCTATGCCCTGAATTCACAATAAAAGAATTCGGATCACCTATCATTAAATTGCAAGATTTGCGTCAATGGTTAAAGGAGTAAACAATGGAAAATCTTGATGATGCAGTGTTTATTTTTGGCATCTTTTTGTGTATACTGTTTTTTGTAGGTGAACCAGATTTGATGGATGCTATCATTTACGCACTGATGGAGAAATAAGATGATTCGTATTGTTGATAAAAATCTTGTTACATACGTTAAAGATAATGTAACCATAGACATTAATGAGATTGTAAAAGATCCAGATCTGCTTGACTCTTATGCAGAAATTGTATACGATTCAGAACGGAATAAAATTATACATTCGAAATTTGATTTACAAGATATGATTGAATGTTATTTTAATAATAAGGAGTGAAAATTATGAGCAAGTTTAAAGTAGGTGACAAAGTACGAATCAATTCACCACGGGCAAAGTCTCATGGTATGATTGGTGAAATTGAACTTGGTGAATGGGATGGTATGATTGGTGTATATGTTGCAGAAATGAATAAAACATTGAATTTTTCATCAAAAAATTTAATGAAACTTGAAAATTCTAAAATTGAAGAACAGAAAGGTGAAAAGAAGCTTGGTTTCTTTTCAATGAATAATTTTAACTTTTCTGGAGAATACGCTTTTGATGATGATATTCTTAGTGTGAAAGCATATACAGTTGAGCATTGCTTGAAAATTCATGATCGATTGCAACATGAAGGAAAGATTGACCCATACGAATTTCTTTTCTTTGACGGGCAGGTTTACGAGATTGAAACGGAAATGAAGATTGTCAGCCACGCAGCAACACTATTTGAGGTTAGATATAATGAACAATGAAATTAGAATTGATGTGATTGGATCTACTTGCTCTGGTAAGTCAACTGTGATGGCAATCATTGACTATGCTCTTCGTCAATATGGATTTAACCCATCTACCTTTTCAGTTGATGATGATCATGTTAAAGTATTAGACACCTATGAAGATCGAATCAAGATGCTTAAAGACAAAGATACGGTCTTCAAAATTCATGAAGTTCAACTTGCAAGGAATTGGTAATGTGCGATAAGGTACTTGTTCTTGGTGATATTCATATTGGAGCAAGAAATAGCTCAGCAATCTTTCGTCAACTGTTCCGTGAATATTTCCGAGATTGTGTGTTTCCTCTAGTCCAAGAACGTGGAATCAAACATATCGTCCAGTTGGGAGACTGGTTTGATAACCGTAATAATGTGTCCCTTCATGATAT